CCATAGTTTACCAGGGGAATCGTCCCACGCCGCCGTAAAACTTGTCTGCAATGTTGTAGCAAGGAGTAGGGACATCAAGAGCCTGCGTCTCGATTTCCTTGATGTATTCAAGGAGCTTGTCGCGCTCGTCCTTCTTGTCCCGTTTCAGCTCGTCGTTAATGGCGAGGTTAGACACCCACCTATACTGCACATCAGCGGTCAAGAGGTTGATAAATTCCGGCGGCAGAGTCAGCACGTCGTTATCGTTGTAAGGTTCTAGGTCATAGGTAACGACCGCCTCGACTTCGTACATTGAATTACGGTCGAGAATAAGGCGTGCTTTAAGTTCGTCCCCATCGTAGAACTTTTCGTAAGCGAACTTATAAGGCTCGCACCCTACTCCCTCGTAGGCAGGCATATTGTGAGCCTGGACGGGAGTCAAGCCGACATAGTTCGGTCCAATCTTGTAGTAGACCGCGTTCACGTTGAGAGGGACCTTGTCCTCGAAAAGGAATTCCTTACCCTTTCCGAGTTGCAGGCGGGAACGGCAAAAATGGAGAAAGCCCTGCACGTTGTATTCGCGCACGCACTTGTTAATCAAGCGGCGACATCTTGCAGCATCTGTGTCGGAAGCGGGGTTTCCGCCTACGAGCTGGCCGATTTCGTCGAGAATATCCTGGATAAGTTCACGTACAAGCATTTCTTCTTTTTCCAAAAAAAATTAGCTAGAGAGTAACGCCTTTTCGAGGTGGTGAAAATTCGTTCTCTCTAGCCAAAGGGGTTCAAAACAAAAGGAAAGAAGCCCGCACCCCTCGCTAGGGAAGGGGGCGGGTCGAGGATGGGAGCAATTAGTTAAGCTGGATGTAACCGAGGGCAACGCGACGGCTATCGACTGCGCCCGTAAGGTAGGCGGTATCGAAGCGGTAGGTGCCGTTGCGGTTCACATCGCCGTGAACGACTGCGCTCATTTCGAGCTTGCCGGACGGAGACTTTGCGGAGATTTCTTCGAGGCCCGAATCATCGAGCTTGACGGAAGAAAGTTCCACGTTGCCCTTCTGCCATGCCCACACAAGAGCGTACTTCTTGTTGGCGGTGTGGAGCCAGGTAACGGCTGCGGTCGCTGCAGGGAGAGCGGACACGTTGCGGTGTGCGCCGACGGCGTTGATTTCGCCAACCTTGAGCGAGATAGTGCCATTGCCGCCAGTTGCGTCAGCCTGCACGACGAAGACCTTGGCGTCGGCCATTTCGTGACCCAGCACGTCGCACTTCTGCACGTTGGCAACGGTGAACACGGAGCCAGCCTTGATAACGGTTTCCGCCGTGATGTTGGTGGAAGCCAGCACGATAGTATCGGAGCCTTCGGTCGGCTGTGCGGAAACGGTGGTGGAAGCCGGAGCAGCACCAAGATCGAGGACGGGCATCGGGGTGTTCTTCCACATGACATTGGAATATTCGCCAATCTTTGCCTTGCGGTAGAGTTCCCCAGCGATGGCTTCCTGGTTGAACAGGCTCAAGCCACCCTTCGCAATCTTGGACTTGATTCGGCCGCTCATGTAGCCGACAAGTTCACCGCCGCAGCGGGAATCCTGCAGAACGCCTGCCATGTCGGAAAGGAGGCCGTAACCGTCAAAGCTTGCGCTGGTGCCGTCAACCACGAAGACGGAGTCGGCATAGAGGGCAGCTTCGTCGATAACGGTTTCCTGCACGGAAGAACCGATTTCCGGGGAGCGCGGATTTGCGACTTCGCGTTCGAAGGAATCGATGTCGACAACCTTCTGCAGCGAGCTGATGGTAGCGGAGTTCGTAGACACGCAAACGGTGAATTCGCGTTCGAATTCCTTGATGTCGTTGTTTTGGATGTCGCCATTAGCGCCAATAGTCGGGATGCGGCCCTTGGTGGTAACGGTCTTACCCGGATCGGGAATGACAACCTTGAGCTTGCCGCCCTGGCGGCCCTTCAAGCCTTCCTGGGTGGAGCGGCAATCTTCGAGAATGGGGCAAGATTCTTCGATTTCTGCGGTGAAGATTTCAAGGCCCGGTACGGTTACAATGGTATTAGCCATGATAAAAACCTCTTGTTAGTGTGTGGGGTAGCGCTCGGGGCGGTTCTTGCGAAGCCAATCCTTCGCATTGAACGTGGCGGGCGCCTGCGTTTTGCCTACGCTTCCCGTCGAGGGAATGCCGCTAGTAGACGGCCTTGTCTGCGTCGGCGTTTGGGGTTGTCCGTTGGAAGGCTGCTTCTTCGCGGCTTCCTTGGCGTTCTGCAAGAGGGTGCTTTCGAACTGCGACAATTTCTGGAAGAGCAAGTCCTTGGACCAGTTCTTCATCTGCGCCGTCACCTCGGCGTTCTTCGCGATAGCCATAGCCATGACGAGACCCACGGGGCTTTGGTCGATGATTTCCTGGTAGAGCTGGCCTTCTTCGCTTTCAAGCCAGTCGCCGTTATCCTCGATAAAATCGGAAAGGGTTTCCTGGAATTCTCGCTTCGCTTCGGGAGTCCTGAACGTATCGTCCAGCTTCTTCTGCGCTGCGGCGTTGCGGCGGCTTGCCTCTTCTGCTGCGGCCTGTCTCTTCTCGTTGTCCGCCTGGATTTCCTTCTTCAGTTCTTCCTTGCGGTACTCGTTCCAAGCCGATTCGGACGGGAAATCCTCGCGCTTGAGTTCCGGCTTTTTGCCTTCGAGTTGCTTCTTGAGTTCTGCAATCTGTGCTTCAAGTGCGGAAACCTGCTTTCGGTGACTTCTTTCCTGTCGGTCGAGTCGCTTCTTGAAATTCTCTTGCGTCTTGAGCCATCTTTCGTCGCCCTTTCCCGCATCGTTGGCGGAATGCTCTCCATTGTCGGAGGAAGGCTCGGTCTGTTGGCTGGCTTCTCCATTGCCGTTCGCGTCTTCGCCGCCCGTCGGCTGCGTTTCAGTTCCCGGTTCGGTAGTCTCCGCGTTAGTTTGTTCGGGATTCGCGGGTGTTCCCTTGTCCGCCTTTTCTTCGGCGCGGTACTTTTCCAAAAGTTCTTGCGAAGGTAAATTCGCCATTTCTCACCTCGTTTCGTTTGTATATAAAATAATTTAAAAAAGCGTAAAACGCAATAGCGAATTACGCAATTTTCTTTTTTAATCCGTCGGGGACTGCACTATTACGTTGTCTGTGAGTGTATTATTGATTTTTGCAGCCATCTTTTCGACGATCTCGGCCCTCGTCTTTTCGGCTTCCATGCGTAGGCGTTCAGCTTCCTGCAGGGCCTTCATGGTCGCTTCGCGGGCGCGGGTGTCGGCGTTACGGCTTTCGATGAAAAGCTTTTCCGCATCCGCGCGTTGTTCAGCCGTGAACTTTGCAAGTTCGATCTGGCGGTCCTTCTCGTTCTCTGCCGCCTTCGCTTCCAGCTCCACCAGCTTCGAGCGCAGCGCTGCCTCGTTGTTCATTCGGGTTACGAGCAACTGGTTCTGCCCAGCGATAATGTCTGCATCGATGGTGCGTCGGTATTCCTCTATCTGCTGCGCCTGCTGCTGACCCTGCTTGGTAAGCATGGCGATTTGCTGCTGCATGGCGGAGATGTCTACACCCTGGCCAATCTGCATTACGTCCTTGAGTTCCGGCGGTAGTGTCGTAAGGATAGCTGCCGCGATGGCATCGGCGTTATCAAAGTCGCCCGTCTTGATGGCTTCCGCCAAGAGTAACGGCTTGACCGCATCGGGAGCGAGGCTCTGGAAAGCGAGAATTTGCTGGCGGCGTTGCTCTCGCTTGAGCGCGTCTTCGGGTCCCTTGTATAGCTTGATGGTGTATACGTTTTCGCGGTTGTTGTATATGCAGAGCAACTCAACGATGATTTCAGCCATGTGCTGGATAGATCGCTGGAGGTGTCGGTAGTAGTGGCTCACGTTCGTAACGAGTGCGGACGAGCGGGTCAAGATTTCCTGCGCGGTCTTCTGCACTTCGGATGCGGCATTGAAACCGAGACCTTCTTCCGGGATTCCAATCATCTTCGAAATCTTGTTCAAGGAATCGTTAATGATCGGAATCAAGTCAGCCGTAACGACGGTCGGGTCCACTCGCTCCGGCTTGGGTAGCTGCACG